GATGGACTTGGAAGCCGATTTTGATGTTCAAAACGGCTGGTCACGCTACAATCCTGAGGAACAAGATGCGCCTCAGATCGAGCCGCAAATTGAGGTAGCACCTGCACCTCGGCGCGGGCGGCGCAAGAAGGACGAAGAGGAATAGCATGACGACCTACACCGCAGGCGAACAGATTAACCGGGCGTTGCGGCTGCTAGGCGTTCTAGCCGAGGGCGAAACGTCGTCGGCCTCAGTGTCTCAGGACTCCCTGATGGCGCTAAATCAGATGATCGACTCGTGGAACACCGAGCGCCTGTCTGTCTTTGCCACCATCGACCAGATTTGCAATTGGCCGGTTGGCTTAATCAACGCAACCCTTGGCCCCAGCGGCTCGCTGGTGCGGCTCAACGGCGCTGCTGTACGCCCGATTCTGGTGGACGACGCCACCTACTTTAAAGACCCCGGCACTGGCGTGTCATACGGCATCAAGCTGATCAACCAGCAGCAGTACGATGGCATCGCGGTCAAGACCGTGACCTCGACGTACCCGCAGGTGATGTTCGTCAACAACACCTACCCGGACTTTGACATCTTCATCTACCCGCGCCCGACGCGGCTGCTGGAGTTTCACTTCATCAGCGTCCAAGAGCTGACGCAGCCGGCCAATCTGTCCACTCAGATTCTGTTCCCGCCAGGCTACCTGCGGGCGTTTACCTACAACTTGGCCTGCGAGATCGCGCCGGAGTTTGGTATCGAGCCAAGCCCCCAGGTGCAGCGCATTGCGATGTACAGCAAGCGCAACCTCAAGCGCATCAACAACCCGGACGATGTGATGTCGATGCCGTACTCGCTGATTGCCACGCGGCAGCGGTACAACATCTACGCCGGTAACTACTGATGAAAACGCCGATCCTTGGTTCGACCTATGTGGCTCGCAGCGTCAACGCTGCGGATGCCCGCATGGTCAACCTGTTTCCCGAGATCGTGCCCGAGGCGGGCAAGGAGCCGGCGTTTCTAAACCGCGCTCCGGGGCTGAAACTGCTCAACTCGATTGGCACCGGCCCGATCCGGGGCCTGTGGGCCTTCTCGCCGCAGGACGGCACAGGCTTCGTGGTGTCGGGCACGCAGCTCTACAAGATCAACAACAGCTACGCACCGACGCTGCTGGGCACCGTGGCAGGCACCGGCCCGGTCAGCATGGCCGACAACGGCACCCAGCTTTTCATCGCGGCCAACGGCCCGAGCTACATCTACAACAACACGACCAACGCTTTTGGGCAGATCACCGACCCGGATTTTCCCGGCGCCGTGACCGTGGCGTATCTCGACGGCTACTTCGTCTTCAACGAGCCCAACAGCCAAAAGATGTGGATCACGGCGCTGCTGGACGGCACGTCGATTGACCCGCTGGAGTTTGCCAGCACCGAGGGCTCGCCTGACGGGCTGGTTGCCGTGGCGTCTAATTTCCGCGAAATCTGGGCCTTTGGCACCAACTCGATTGAGGTTTGGTACGACTCCGGCGCAACCGACTTCCCGCTCCAGCGCATCCAAGGCGCGTTTAACGAGCTGGGCTGCGCGGCCCCGTTTTCGGTTGCCAAGATGGACAACGCCTTGTTCTGGCTTGGGCGTGACCGCCGGGGCCAAGGCATGGTCTACCGGGCCAACGGCTACACCGGCCAGCGCATCAGCACCCACGCCGTTGAGTGGCAGATTCAGCAGTACAGCGATCTGTCGGACGCCATCGCGTACACCTACCAGCAGGACGGCCACAGCTTTTATGTGCTGATCTTCCCGAGCGCCAACACGACCTGGGTCTACGACGCCGCCACCCAAGCCTGGCACGAGCGGGCTGGCTGGAGCAATGGCGAGTTCACCCGGCACCGCAGCAACTGCCAGATGGCGTTCAACAACAAGGTGGTCGTCGGCGACTACGAGAACGGCAACATCTACGCCTTTGATCTGGACGACTACTCGGACAACGGCCAGATTCAAAAGTGGCTTCGGTCGTGGCGGGCGCTGCCTACCGGCCAGAACAACCTCAAGCGCACCGCGCAGCACAGCCTGCAACTGGACATTGAGGCCGGTACTGGCCTGAATCTGGGCCAAGGCAGCAACCCCGAGGTCATGCTGCGCTGGTCGGACGACGGCGGCCACACATGGGGCAACGAGCACTGGGCGCAGATCGGCAAGATCGGCGAGTACTACCGCCGGGTGTTCTGGCGGCGCATGGGCATGACCCTGAAGCTGCGCGACCGCGTTTATGAGCTATCGGGCACCGATCCGGTCAAGATCAGCATCATGGGCGCAGAGTTGATTCTGAGTCCAACGAATGCCTAGCCCTAACGCGACGCCGACGCCAATCACCCCGCCACGGGTGCCGTTGATCGACCCCCGCACGGGGTTGATCGACAGGGCTTGGTATTTGTTCTTCCTGTCGCTCAACAACGCGGCCGCAGCGGTTATTGACGACTCGGGGCTTACGTTCAGCGCCGAGTCAACGATTGCGTCTCTTGAGGCTGCGCTTCAAGCAGTCAATCAGGAGTTGCAAACGCTGCCGCCTGCGGCTGATTTGAGCGATGAGTTGGCTAAGCAAATCCAAGCAGAAGCGTTGGCAGATTGCTGCTCGGCTTTGGTGTCGCAGATAGCCGAGATGCAAAAGCAGATCGACGCGCTTCAGTCTGCGCCGATTACCACGCCGCAGATTCCGCAGTTTGTATACGGCTCCTTTTATAGCACGGCCAACCAGCCTGACGGCTCGACGACTACGGCGTACCCGCTGCTGTACGACACCACGCAGTTCAGCAAAAACGTCACGATAGAAGACCGCACAGCCGTGTTTACTGCGTCGATTGCCACGACCACCATGACAGTGACAGCGATCACTTCGGGGCCAATCTACCCTGGCATGGTGATCACGGGCACTGGCGTTACGGCTGGAACTCGCATTGTGTCCCAGCTAACAGGCACGGATGGCAGCACCGGCACCTATCAGGTCAGCGTGTCGCAGACCGTAGCGTCTACAACCATCACCGGCACCTGCAAGTCCAAGGTCAGGTGCGAAATTGCCGGAACGTACAACATTCAGTTCAGCGTCCAGATGGTCAACACCGACAACAACATCCACGACATTGACGTTTGGATGCGTAAAAACGGGGTTGATGTGCCTGACTCCAACAGCCAGTTTTCCGTGCCCAATCGGCACGGCGGCACAGACGGGCACTTAATCGGCGCGCTAAACCTGTTCGTCGATTTAGCCGCTGACGAATACATCGAGTTGATGTGGGCAACTACTGACACCTCCACTACAATTGAGTACATTGCTGCAAAAACTGGACCAGTTCGCCCGGCCACGCCGTCAGTCATATTAACTGTGTCGATAGCCTCTGTGCCGACACTACAGGGAGTCTAGTCATGACCGTTTCAGTCAAAGTCCTCGTTCCGGCCAAAACGGTCGAGAACACTCAAACCACCCAGTACACCGCGACTGGCGTGACAACCATCATCGACAAGTTCACGGCGACGAACTACAGCGCCAGCGCTGCAACGATCAGCGTCAACCTCGTCACGGCGGCTGGCTCGGCGGGCAATCAGAACTTGATTACCAAGACTAAGACCTTGCAGCCGTCCGAGGTGTACACCTTCCCCGAACTGGTGGGCCAGGTGCTTGGCATCGGCGACTTCATCAGTACAATCGCTGGAACTGCCAGCGCCATCAACATGCGCGTCAGTGGACGCGAAGTGACTTAAGGAGCCTGACATGGCCGCATGGATGATCCCCGCCGCGATTATTGGCAGTTCTTTGCTTGGCAGCAGGGCGGCAAGCAGCGCCGCCAGCACACAAGCCGCTGCTGCTGACCGCAACGCCGAACTTCAACGCCAGCAATTCGAGCGACAGGTAGAGCTGCAAGCCCCCTTCCGCGAAGCGGGGTTGCGAGCGTTGAACAAGCTGGAGGCGGCGGCTGACTACACCCCGTTTGGAATGGCACAGTTCCAAGCTGATCCTGGCTACGGCTTTCGGTTGTCCGAAGGACAGAAGGCGCTTGAGCGATCTACGGCGGCGAGAGTTGGGCTACAGTCTGGTGCCGCACTTAAAGCTGCTGCTCGCTACGGCCAAGAGATGGGCTCGCAAGAATTCCAAAACGCTTTTAATCGCTTTCAAGCTGAACGTAGCGCGCGCCTTAACCCGCTGCAATCGCTGGCCGGCGTCGGTCAGACCTCGACCAATGCGCTAGGTCAGGCCGGCCAAAGCTACGCTTCGGGCGCAGGCGAGGCGCTGGGCGCAGGCGCTCAGGCTCGCGCCTCGGGCTACATGGGCATGGCTAACGCAATCGGCGGCGGCCTGAACCAGTACATGAACTACAGCCAGAACCAAGCGCAGAACTCGCTGTTGCAGCAGGCGCTTGCGCGTGGCTACGGAGGTGGTATGGGATACACGTCCGAAGAAGGCTTTGCCAACACGCCTTCGTACATGGTCTATCGGTAAGGACTAATCATGGCACTTGTCAATCCCAACATCGCGATGTCGTACCGGCCCACGGTCGAGTACCAACCGCGCAACGCCTTGGCCGAGTACGCGCAGATTCAAAGCATCATGGGCGGCCAGCGCCAAGCAGAGCTGGCAAACTATCAGCTAGAGGCCGCAAAACGCGCCGAACGATCTGCCACCATTCAAAATGAACTGTACGCGCGTCACTTTAACCCGGAAACGGGAACTATTGACGCGGCGGGTTTTGCGGCTGAAGCGGCGCAAAAAGGACAAGGTTCAATTCTTCCTGGTTTTTTTAAGACAGAAGCTGAACGTCAAGCTGCGGCCGCAACGCTAGAAAAGACCAGGGCTGAGACTGCGGCCAGTCAATTTGGGCTTCAGCAGAAAAAATTTAGGCAGGCTTGGGAAAACGCTGGCGCGGCGGACACACCTCAACAGGCTATTGATCAACTCACTAGGGCCGTGCAAGCTGGTGAGCTTGATATGGCATCCGCATCGCGAGAGATTAACCAGCTCCAAAATATGCCGCTGGAGCAGTACAAGCAATGGCGCGTTCACAAAATAGCCCAGTTCTTGGAGGCTAAAGACAGGCTGACCCGACTGGAGCCAAAGTACACGCGGGTAGACACGGGCGGGGTCATTACCACCTTTCAAGACAACCCAAATCTGCCAGGGTTTGGTTTGCGTGCTGCGGGTGTGCCAGACATAGCAAAGACAGCTACGATTAGCGAAACGACCGCGCAAGGCCAACTCGGCGTGTCAAGAGAACGTCTAGCGTTTGATCAACAAAAATTTGCGTGGGAGCAGGCCAATCCTGGCAACACCATCAAAGAACTTGACGATGGTAGGCTCGTTGCGATTAACAACCTCACGGGCGCGGCTAGGCCGGTTACGATGGGCGAACTTAACACGCCGGTGCGGGGCAGCACTATTGCTGAACGCCGCCTTGCGTTTGATCAGAAAAAATTTGAATGGGAGCGCGCCAACCCTGGCTTTGAACTAAAAGAAAGCGCCGACGGCACGATATACGGCGTCAACAAGCGTACCCTTGAAGCGGTTCCGGTCACTATCGGCGCACCTGCTGCCGCACCAGCTGCCGCACCTGCTGCCGCACCTGCTGCCGCACCTGCTGCCGCGCCTGCTGCCGCGCCTGCTGCCGCACCTGCTGCCGCACCCGCAGCAGGAGCAGCAGCAAACATGCTGGCGCCGCCGGCTGCCGCCGGCGCTAACGCGCGGGCTGCTCCCGCTGCGGGCACCGGGGCCGCGCTCAGAGGAAGAGACACCACCACGCCGCCAAACATTAGAGCGATGACCGCGCTGGGGATTCCGCTTACAAGAGAAGGTCTTAAGGAGTATGCTGCGCTGTCTAAGCCGCCAAGTGATTTTGAAATGGCGATTGCGAGCTATTCAGAAGCAGAAAAACGGCGTCTACGCGGCCTGTACGTTCAAAATCAAACAATTGGTGTGCAGCGCCTTGCGTTCGATCAGCAAAAATTTGCATGGGAGCGCGCCAACCCTGGCTTCGAGCTAAAAGAACAAGCAGACGGAACAGTTGTTGGCGTCAACAAGCGCACGTTGCAAGCGTTCCCCGTTACTTTGGGTGGCGCCGCACCGGGAGCTGTTTCTGCTCCCAGCCCAGTTGCCCCCGGCGCTGCTGCGCCTGGTGCGGCAGCTAACGCTGCGCGTTCTGCCGGTGCGCCTGCGGCTGTGCCCGCTGCTCTTGGAGCTGCGGCGCCGGGTGAGCCGCTCAAAGGTAGAGGTAGAGAACTTGCTGTGTCCGAGCAACAAGCCAGCTATAACCTCGGGCGCATTTTGGACGCGGCAAAAACGATTAACGAAGTGATTAAAAAAGAGCCCGGCGCTCTTAAGCCAGGCGTGCTGGAAGCCGCGCCGGCGTCTGTTGGGTTGTCAGGCACGGCCAACGTAGCGCGCAGCGCGCAGCGTCAGATTGTGTACGGCGCGCAACGCGACGCGCTCGACGCTATGCTGTATTTGTCCACTGGTGCTGCGTACAACAGAGAGCAACTTGACTCGCAAATGGCAGCGTACATTCCGGCTTTCACCGATAAAGCTGACGCGGTGGAAGATAAAAGAAAGCGGATGCTGAGACTTATTGACAGCGCAAAAGTTCGCGCAGGCAGGGCTTGGACTCCAGAAATGGACGCGGCGGTAAAAGCGTTGATGCAACCTGGGGCCGCCGCGCAACCTCCTGCAAGCGGCGCTCTTACGCCCGCCGAACAAGCAGAATTGGACCAGCTTCGTTCACGTTTCGGGGGAGGTAGGCAATGACACCTCGTGAAGAACTGGCTGCTTTGCGGCGCATGGCCGAGTTGGAGGCAAAGGCCGCAGGCCAAGCCACACCAAGCGAAGTGCCCGGCCCTCGGCTGACGCGCCAAGACTTGGTACAGCGAGAGCTGCGCCAGCTTGCTGCGCCTTTTGTTGGGTTCAGTACCGGCATGGGCAACGTCATGTTTGGCGGCCAAGAATTGCTTGGTAAGGGGTTGCAGTTGGTTGGTGCTACTGACACCGGCACCGCGCTGGCCGCTGACGCAGCTCGCCGCCGGGCAGAATCGCAAGCCGCTGCGGCGCAGTACAAGCAAGAGTTTCCGATGGCTACCGGCGCAGGTGAGCTGGGCGCCGAAGTGCTGGCAACTGCGCCCGTGGGTGGCGCATTGGGCTATGTCGTATCAAAAGCAGCGCCCTCCGCAACTGCGCTAACGCAAGCCGTTCGTACCGGCGGTTTTTCTACCGGTCGCACCGTGCAAGGCGGCGCGGCTCGCGCGGCTGATCTTGGCATCCGCGCTGCGGGCGGCGCAGCTACGGGTGGGGCTACGGCAGCGCTGATCAACCCTTCTATAGACGAAGCCGGAACAGGCGCTTTGATCGGCGCGGGTGTAGCTACGGTTGCGCCGCCTGTTGTAAAAACGCTAGCAAAAAGCGCAGGGTTCCTGAAAGACGCTTTTACCGGCCAGCTTGCCGCAGTCAAAGCAGGCACGATTTCGCGTGCAGCGGCTGGTGATAGGATTGCCGCTATCCGCGCCGCGCTGGCAGCAGCGCCCGATGACCTGACGGCGGCGCAAGCTACGGCTGGCGTGCAGAAAAACGCATTCCAGGCTTTGGGTGCGTTCGCCAACAAGACGGACGAGATGTCGCTGAAGCTAAAGCAACAAGCAGCCAATGAATTAGCGCAGCTTCAGGAAATGGCGGGTTCAGGCAACGACACTCAAGCAAGAGCCGCGTATGAAGCCGCTGTAGCAAGACTTAACAAACTCACGCAGGACATGCGTAATATTGAATTGGGCGCGGCCAATCAGGCAGCACAGACGTTGAACCGCTTGGCGCCGCAAGCACAGCAGCGGCAAGCGTCTATGGTGAACGCGCTGCGGGGCGGTATTCCCGTCGGCCAACCGCTGCCCGGCCAAGCCACTATTTCGCCTGCGACTGAGGCCGCGCAACAAGCAGCAATTGCTGCTCAAGGTAAGCCCGGCTTTTTGACTGCTGGCACCCGATCACAAGAATGGCAGCAAACCGCTGACATCTTCGCTGACATCGCCAAACAGCGCCGCGCTGAGGCTGGGTTCTTGGAGCGTCAGATCGGCAGCCTTGAGGACTACGGCCTGCGCCCACTGGACGCCGGTAGCATTATCAATGCAATTGACGCAAAACTGGCGCAGCCCGGCCTCCGCGCCAGCTCTAACGTCACTAAGATTTTGCAGGCCGTCAAAGACGACATTGCCAATCTTACTGAAAAAGGCGGCGGAGTCATTGACGCGCATGATCTGTACACGCTCCGCAAAGAAGGCATCAACGAGCGCATCATGCAGATCATGGGCCAGACTGACCCCAAGATCAGCGCCAAAGTGACGCGCAGCGTGCTTAAAGAAATTCGCCCGCTTATTGATGACGCGATTGAAAAAGCGGGGGGTACGGGCTGGCGCAACTATCTTAAGACCTACTCGCAAGGGATGCAGGAAATCGACCAAAAGGCAATGGCTGCGGAAGCGGCTCGCCTTTTTAAAGACTCGCCGCAAGAGTACGTTCGGCTTGTGCGCGGCGGCAACACCGACGCAGTGGAGGCGATTTTCGGCCCTGGCAGTTACGACATCTTCAAAGAGATGGGCAACAAGATGCCAACGCTGGAAAAGCTAGCCGCTAGCATTGAGCGCAAGGGCGAGATGGAGGCCGCAGCGACGGCGGGCAAAGAGGCGCTCACCGAAATTATTGAAGACGTTGGCCGCACGTTCCCGCGCTTCCCCAACCTGCTTAGCCGAGAGGCGGCGATTGGAAACCTAACGTTCGCCGACCTAGAGAAACGACTGGATAAAAAAGTCGTCGCCAAACTGCGCGAAGGTGTGATGTCTGGCAAAAGCGCGTTGGAGATGCTTAACACGTTGCCAGCCGTTGAACGCGGCGCCGTGCTTCGTATGCTGAACAACCCCGCGACATGGGGCAAAGGCGGCGCTGCGGTGACGCGGGCTGCGGCAGTCCCTGCAACGCCTACCAACAACCTTGCCCCGCAATCGCGCAAGGAAAACGCGCTCGCGCCCTAACTGCAAAATCTTGTCACTCGTCTTGAACTTCGCGCAAACGTTTGGTCAAATTAACGGTCATGGACTACCAAATTCTCTTCAACATCGCCGTGGCCGTCGCAGGATTCTTCGGGG